AAATTTTGCTAAATAAAACGAGACACTATAATAGAATGAATCTTCAATTGAAGAAATTCAAACCCGAAAATATAGCAGATGATAGGGTTTGTGTTTTTATAGGCAAGCGTAATACAGGTAAATCAACTCTTGTTAAAGATATCATGTACCATAAGAAACATCTCCCAGCGGGGATAGTTCTTTCTGGAACAGAAGAGGGGAATCACTTTTATTCCGAGTTTATTCCCGATCTATGCGTATACGGTGACTACGACAGAGACGCGATGGAAAGGGTGATGACTAGACAGAGAAAACTGGTTGGTGAAGGTAAAAAAGATTGTGGGGCTTTCATGCTACTGGATGATTGTATGTATGACCCTAAATTTTTAAAGGATACATGTGTTCGACAATGTTTTATGAATGGGAGACACTGGAAGATATTCTTCATGTTGACAATGCAATACGTGATGGATCTCCCACCAGCTCTACGAGCAAATGTTGATTATGTTTTCATTCTTCGTGAAAATATTATCCAGAATAGAGAAAAATTATACAAATCATTTTTTGGAATCTTCCCCAGTTTTGACATGTTTTGTAAGGTGATGGATGCATGCACCGAGAATTATGAATGTTTGGTACTGGATAATACAGTGAAATCAAATAAAATACAAGACTGTGTGTTCTGGTACAAAGCCACTGTTCGGAAAAATTTTAGGGTCGGTAGTCCTCAATTATGGCAAATGCATAAAAAAATGTATAACCCCAAACATGTTAGTCAGACAGACAGGGAGAATGACGCCAAAAAGGCTACGAAAAAAACCAGACTTACGATTACCAAGAAAAAATAGACTGCGTCACTTAACACGTCAAGAAAAAATGGGGATATATTAACATGGCTTCCGATCAAGTACCCACAATGAATCTCTTTGATGACGGTGAAGGTATGGTACCATTACAATTGGATAAACCTTCCACAGCGTTTAAACAACCCGAAAAAAATATGAGTACATATAAAGATACGATGGACTCTACACCTATTAATGACATTATGATGGAACCCCCTTCGATGACCGAGGATCCCAGGGTACAAGGTGTCATGCCTCAAATGGTTGCCGCTCAACCCCAAGCTGCCTTCAGCGCCCCTCCCCAAACTAGAGCGAAAGAATCCGCTCCGGAAAGCAAAAACCCCTTGAATCTTACTGACGATCAACTTACTGCTCTCGTAGTAGCCGCATGCACCGCAATTGCTGTCAGTAAACCCGTTCAAGATAGGCTTGCGACCTCTATCCCCAAGTTCCTTAACGAACAAGGGGGTAGAAGTATGATTGGTTTGGCTACCACAGGTGGTATTGCCGCGATCATTTTTTTCTTAACGAAAAATTATATTATTAAGGCTTAACCTTGTACCATGTTGTTGTAGATCGAATTGTCTACACCACTGAAGTACGTAATTAAAGCACCACCGACGAAAGCACCGGCGAGAACGCCACTCAACTCCAAATGCTTCTTTCTATCACTCTTATGAAAATTCTTGACTGTACCCTTAGAACGCTTCCACATTTCATTCACACCGAATGTGATGATGAGAGCGAGGACGGTAGCCATGGCAAAGAAAGAGCGATCGACTGCGAGACGGGGGAAATCACCGACGATGGCACGAGCGGCGTTGGGAATAACAACAGTCAAGAAAACGAGGTTGAGGTAGTAGTTATCGGAGTGTTTGGGAACTTGTGTCACAGCAAAGAACACAATCCATGAAAGTAAAGCCGCTAAGAGATCATTAACGGGTGTTTGCATTTATCATATGAGGAGATAATTATTTATCCTGAATATACTGACCACAAAATTTGGTCTTATCCGCTAACCTGGTATATACCCCAATCGATTCACATATTCCTCTCAACTCTGTAAATTGTTCCCAAAAGTTTTTGGAGTGATCCCATTCAGGTACTGTACTATGTGTGAGTTCATGGATAAGTACATGCATAATTTCATTCGCATCCCCATCTAGACAAAGGGTTATGTCAGCACCCTTATTAACGTTGTACCCAACAGTTCCGGTCATTTTTTTCAAACCAGTGATGGGAATAGGAGTTACTAATACGGCAAACTTTTTGTTGTTTGTTTTTTTCAAATGTTCCCTGAGAGTACGGTATCGCTCCTTGACCTCTAGGAGTTCCTTGGGTTCACGTGTGTTGAGTAGAATCAATATGTTAATTAAAAATAATACAAGGAAAGATATCATCTATTATATACAAAGATAAATTTACTATACAACTCTGAGATTGGATTCCCCCCCAAACCTTCCCAAAGTTGTAATCTAAAACCAAGATCTTCTAAGTGGGTCACCAACAGGTCTTTGTACGCGACTGGTTCAGATTTTGGTCCATCTGCGTAATAAGGTGTATCTATGAGGTTTACAAATAACTTTTCACCAAACCCACCATTTCCATGGTCTTTGAGTTTGAAGAAGTTTCCTGTATCATCCTGAAGTGGTGTTTTGAATATAATCTTTTCCGAATCCGGAATAATACCAATAAGGTATCCACCCGGTTTTATGCGTTTTTTAATCTCATTAATCGAACTGAAGAACTGCTCTCTCGTTTTAAAAATATAATGCAGTGAAAAATTAAAACACATGACATCAAATCTTCGTTTAGGGCAGTTATGAATATCACCATCGTAAAAGTTTACCCTCAAGTGCATGTTTTTTGCACGGGATTTAGCTTCTATGAGAGCAGTTGGTTCGGGATCACACATGTTTATATTTACACCACACTTGTGCCATTTCTGTAAATCACCACCAAAACCACAACCCACATCCAAAATATGTTGCCCCGTTTGGCATATACTCTGTATGAGTTCACGTTTTGCCTCATTATGATTCTTACGAATCTCTTCCATTCTCAGTTTATAGATGTATTCTTTAATCTTATATCTATTACTTAGGGCTTAAAGTTTAAAGTTGTATGAAATGTATAATGTCTCTCGAAACTGACTATACCACCGTTCCCGGGCAAGTCTTTGCGTGTATCTCTATTATTGGACCCGAGTGTCCTCAGAAAAGCGATAAATTCGGTATTAAGCTCCGTGGCGCTTTCGGTACCCGCGACGAAGCTGCCAATCACGCCAAGCGTCTTCAGAAGGAAGATCCCACCTTTGATATCTATGTTGTGGAGCAATACAAGTGGCTGTTGATCCCCCCTGACTCGAGTAAGATTGAGGACGTGCACTACACGAATGAGAAGCTCGAAGAAATCATGACTGGTTACAAGGATAATCAATCACAGGCTACTCGCATGTTTAACGAACGTAAGCAAGGTATGATGGAGGATAAGGTTCGTTATACACCCGGTGATGAGAACTCACAGTTTTACACTAAACCTGATGAGGCTCCAATTCCTCACCCCGCTGAGGTTCTCGAGCGTCTCAAGAAGGAGAAGCCTGATACACCCATGGAGGATCTTGTTTCAGAAGCCGATTCGATTGTTGCTAAGGAGATTGAGGCTCGTAAGGCGAAACGTTTGGAGGAAGATGCGAAGTCGGTCGCTGACTCTACCATCGGTAAAATCGAAGAGAGTCCAGAAGATGGTGAACCAGAGGTTTCTTCTGAGTAAATAATTTTCATACCTAATAATAACATGATAACTACATTCGTGACTGTCGTTATTGTCAGTACGTTCTTTATTTTGTTTTTTGCAAGCTATGATACAAAAAGCAAAAATGAAAAGAAAAAAACCAAAAAAGAGCCTGAAGCGAGTACTACAGCTGGGTTTATCAAGGATACATATAGGGATCCTTACATCAATCATTTTATTCCTCCAAAAGTTGGAAATATAGGGACATTTGTGGCACACTCAAGTGTACCTGAGAATAACTGGTTGCATGGTTTTCCCCATAAAAAAGCCAAGTAAAAATACTGCAAATGCAATGATCCACGTTGACTTGTCAACATTTCTAAATAAATCGAAAGATTCTCGGTCTTGAGACTGATAAGGTGTCTGTGGGTAATTACTCATTTCAGACGGATGAAAGTAATACTCCTCTTCGTGAGGTTTATCATTAATTTCCTCCTTCTCTTCGGGTACATTTTCAAGAATGGGGTTATATTCAATGGGGTTACCAATGTCGGTTTCCATTTTTTAATATAGAACGGTTTTTTTTTAAGCGTCTTCTTCCTCACTTTCACTTTCATCGTCTACTACAAAATCCTTCAAATTACCATTTTCATCTGCATCCTCACCTTCATCACCATCATCTTCACTCTCGTCATATAATTCATCGTCTGTGTCAATATCAGAATCTATGTCATTATCCGTGTCGTGTTCCTCGGCACAATAATCATCTTCTAGTACTTCTTCTGTGGGTTGAAACAAGACAGGTTTCTTTATATTCCTTCCTGAGCGAGTAACTAAAACAACCATTTGAGTATTAAAGTCAATTATTGTTTAAGTAGTTTTATAAGACTATTGTCTATTAATACATGCGTTCTCGCATTACTTTTCTTCCCCTTACACAACGGGCATTGCTGTGTTATCTTATTACCTTTGATAACATAAGACATTACAGTATCGGGGTGTTCCCCCTTGATAGATTCACAATAAGATGATGTTGTTAATGCCACTTGATTTGTTTTATTTCTCTTAATGTTTACGACATTTGTATCTGATTGACCTGGTATGAATTTCTGAATAAATGATTGTAGTAATGGCTTTATTTCACACTGTTTAAGTTTCGGTTTGTCAACGAATTTTTTAATTTCCGGACACTTCTGAAGGTCTTCCTTTTTAGGATAGAGGCGTTCGATTATATTCGGTGGGAGTTCGTGTCTACGCCCACAAAAATCTTTACAGAATCCGTCTCTCCTCTCCCGTATGGTCTCACATCGACAAAAACACTTCTGTAGAATTAACTTACCACTGATGATAAACCATACATGATTTGAGCCATGTTCTCTTCGTAGATTCTCACAGTAATTTGAACTCGTAGCAACTAAAAATGTAGTCTTATTTTGAAAAATTTTATTAATGAAAGCGTTCGATTGTCCTTCCATGTTTTTGCGAACAAATGTTTCTATATGGGATTTCAGTTCTTCATCTTGTAGTTCATCCTTCGTTTCTTCATTTGTAAATGAACCCTCTCTCACAGGCATAGATGGTGGTTGAATAAATACATTTTGAGGAGCATCTGTTCGAACTGCAGACATCTTTAGAATCTCAACACTCGGACTGGAGTCTACACGTATGATAGTACTCAATGGTTCGGGTGTATACATGAAAACGGGGAGGTATGCCAATTGATTTACTTTACCATTTTCACACCCCGTGCATCCCCTACCACTACACGCGTCGTGTTTAGCTTTCTTGTACGACCAAGGCATCCTAAAACCACTCCCCTTGGTTTTCCGATGCATGTCACCGTAAACCGAGGCATCTATAATCTCATTCCAATCAACGGAACTCTTAGCTTTCGAAAGTGCTATAAGAACGTGTTCTCTCAAAGCGATCGCCGATACTTGATCTACAACATAATTAGGCCAATTTAGATGTACCCCAGTCTTTATCAAATTCCCAGCTTTCTTTGGTGGTGACACAGAAATGAGACAATTTTTACCACCATGACGCTTGACCTTGTCACATATGATCTTACACACAGATTTGATTTCCTCAATCGAGAGAGCCGTTTCATCCTTGTAGTCGATATCTATGAAAAAGTTATACGTAGGCGTTTTCTGTTCCACGACAAACAGTTTTTCACCCACCTTAATAGCTTCTATATATTTGTCATAGAAGTCATTCAATTTATCAAATGGCACGGAAAGGACGCCGCCGTCCATGAGCACATGTGATAGATTGGTTGCACCATTGATTTTTTGTGAAACACACCAATTTTTAAACATATTTATTTATGGGTCATCTTCTCTAAACCATTTCATACATGAAACATCCTGGAAGATCTTACTCTCAGATAATTCTTTTTTTATAACTAGAAGCTCATAAACAGTCTTCTCTTTATTTTCTTCTTTCCATTTCTCAATTTCTTCTTCACACATTCCACGGTTCTTGTCTAGTAGTTGCTCGATCTGCATTAAGATGAAAGCCTTGGACTTCATTATTTAATAGAGAAGGTTTTTCTATTCAAAGAACTTATACACGCGTAGAATTCTGGATTCTTGATTATATTGTCAACAATCATTTTCCATCGTCTTCGTCCATTGTATTCCTCGAGTGTATCAAAGCTCATAAAGTCGTTTTCGTCGTATGTTTTTTTATATGGTTGGTGTAATGCCTTTTTCACAGATGTTTTCTGTTTTTCTTCATAAAACTTCCGTGTAAATTCTTGTTGTTGAGACTTTGTGTAATTGACGAAGAATATAAAGACATTATATTCCAAATCAACAGTTGGACTTTCTTTATGTATAAACTTAAAATCAGTATACTGACCGCTTTTTAATGATATAACCCCCCGTGTTTCCTCCTCCAATTCCCGTAAAGCACAACGAATAGGGTTATAAATTTCCCTTCGCCTGCACCCGCCTGTAACGAAAATCCATTCCTTAAATCTCCAATCTCTTACTGTAAGAAACTTAGGCTTCCCATCCGCAAAGCTGACTGGTATTGCTATCGCTTTGTACTTTTTCATTGCGCATTCGCAAGTTATAATAAGCCGATATGTTTATTCGACCATTTTTTCCTCTTCGGGGCTCAGTTCCGACAATTCGTCGTCATCTGGGCTAGTACCATCAATCCCGTTCAACTTATCCATGACATCCTCTGAAAAATCCCTCAATTCATACAACTCCTCCTTGGTCTTATTCAGCTCACGGAGTAAGAAAATCACACCGACGACACAAACGACGGTGGCAAACATCATAATATTTTCGTGGTTAAGAGGAATCATTTATACTCTATCATTTCACTTTCTTTTTAAGCAATTGTACCCATCTTAGCTCTCCCTGAGGGAGGGCACTCGTAGGGACTTTGTCCAAACTGAACGGCTTGGTAATGCGTATTTTCACAAGTTTTATCCGTCGATGGTGAAGGTTGACCGATAAACTTTTCGAGTGTCCTGGATTTAGGATCGTACGTCAATACAAAAACGATGGCGAGAAAGAAGACAATAGTCCAAATCATTATTACTATTTAGTTAGAATATAAAAGACCACCCATACCATTCTCGATACGGAGAATGTTATAGTTTACGGCGTAGATATCCTTGGTTACCGAACGGTTATCGTTGACGATACGAGCGGAATCGAGACGGGAGAAGTTGAGGTTCCCGGTGGGTTGCAACTTACCAGTCTCAAGGCAGAATGGGTAGGTGAAAAGCTTGGTCCCGGGAGTCGAGTTACCATGGGAAGTGTGGTAGTAGAGAGGAACCGAGGTGTAGTTGGGGTTCGCAAACTTGAAGTCGGACACATCGGTGCCGTTAATTTGGAGCTTGAGCTTGTTGTCATCGTTGAGGATGGAGAGGGCCGAGGAATCCGCCGACGCCAAGTACTTGACCGGGTGGTTGAAGTTGAGCTCCTGTGTTTTGGAACCCGAAGAGATCGCCTTTTGAACCTGGGTGATAAGCATGTTTTGGGGCTGGGAAGCAAACACATCACGCTCCTGGGTATCGAGGTACGCGTAGTTGGCGTAGATGTCCCACTTTGAACCAGCGGCGGCAGCACCCCAAGTGATCCTAAGTTCAACATCATGATACTGGAGTGAGATCAAGGGTAGAGCGGTCTGCCAGTTTTCACAGAATGCGAAACGGAGAGGATAGAAACGCTCGTTGGTGGAGCCACCGTAGAGATCACCAGCCACCGACTTTGACGAAGAGGTCGCGGAAAGGGTGGGTGCAATGAGAGTGGAGTAGGTAGAATCTTGTTCATCAACGAGTTGACCCCCGATAAGGAGTTCAACCTTGGAGATCACAGTGGTCCAATCAGGGATTGTGTTACTCGCGACACCAGTGTTGGGTACGAGGTAGACATAGTTGAGCATATCACCCTTGCGCTCGAAGCGGACAGTGGACATGCCATGGTTGGAGACGTTGCCTTGAATGACCTGACGTTCGACAGTTTGGGAGAAATTGGTGTGGCGTTTATAGGTGGACCTGAAGAAACTGACCTCGGGCTGACCCACGAGGTGGACGTCCTGAGCACCGACGGCTACGAGTTGGGCAATACCACCAGACATTTTATAATATAGTGAGACTTTATTTTTAAGCCTAAACGAACTTCGACGAATCTGAGGGATTCGTGGGAGAACGGGAGGGACAATCGACTGCGTCGATTCTTGGGGACAATCGACTGCGTCGATTGGAACTTAGACCACATTCGCGGGCCAAATTGGGGCTGTGGGCCAAGTGACTACCAATTGGCCATTTTCATCAAAAGATGGTGTCGTTGTAGCTGTTATATCTCTGAGTGCCTGGCGGTACGTTATCCACGCCTGGCGTATAGTATCTGAGGGGAAAGGGAAGTCAGAAACCATCAAGAAGTCCGTGCGTCCAATACGCCAGTTACGTTCTTGGCGGAGTTCCCTGAGGGGTATACCATCTACCAATTCCTGGAATCTCTTTTCAAATTTATCTTTTGGGGGTTTTTCGTAACCATCCTTAACTTCAATAGATTCCCATGTTAGTCCATACCTAACAAGTTGTAGTTCTGGATCCAATTCACGTAAAGCCTGTGCGAATAGGACATTTTTGTCTAAATCTAAATTCATATAATTTAAGCTGATAATAAAAATCCCTGAAATCTATTGTATTGACCGTGAACTGGTTGGTTCCCCTCGTTTTTCATCTTTACATACTCACCCACTTCTAAATGTAGAATCGCAGAACCTGCGTTTTGACCATGGTGTTGCCCGCTGCCAAAATTAATGTCGTAATTATTATATATCCTCGAGTTGGTGCCATGCGACTCACCCCCATTCTTCCAAATTGATACCCAGAGCTGCTTAGCACCAGATGCATATGTTCCCATAAAGAATATACTAAAATAGTAGTGTCCCGCGACAGGAGCTGTAAACGTTGTACCAGATAATCCACCACCAACGTTATAG